GCGTTTGGCTAAGCGAGCAAAGGAAATTGAAAATTTCTTAGATAATCCTAATGACAATAAAGAATCATTCCAAGATATTAGGAAGAAAATTTGTACGGATATTTTAGTATTTGGTAGAGCGTCAATGGAAAAGGTACTGACAGACACTAGAAAATTAGCAGAAATATATGCTTTATATTCTCCTGATATAAAGATCTGCGCTGACAAGCACGGAAATATCCCAACGAAAAATGCGTATGTAATGAATCCTGATCAACGATTTAATTATAATGACACTAAAAAAGTCTACTTTGATATAGATGAATTGATTTATATGATTTTGCGTCCTACTTCGAGGAATATGTATGGAAGCAAGCCAATGGATACGTTGGCGAATGCTATTGCTGCGGATATCGTGAGAGCAGAATACAATGTTAATTACTTTTTGAATAATGGTATGGTGTCCGGAATACTTGGTATGGATGGTATGAGCAAAACTGATTTGAAAAGATTTAAAGCTTACTGGTCTTCTAATTTTAAGGGATACAAAAACGCTCATAAAATTGCTGCGGTAAATACTCCTGTAAATTGGACACCAATGAATGTTAATAATCGCGATATGCAGTTTCAAGAGTATGGTGAAGAATTGAGAACAAAAATCTTTTCCGCTTATAAAATGCAACCTGTTGTAATGGGAGTTGTAGATAAATCAACTGGTAAATTAAATACACATGAACAAGTTGAACTTTATAAGGACGGGGCATTGCGCCCGATTTTGTCTTTGGAAGCGTATTATTATACTCAAGAAATTGTCCAAATGGGATTTGGCATTAAAGATTTAAAGATTGATTTTTCAGGTATCGATCTTACAGATGTTATTCAACAGTCTATGATCGATAGCACTGATGTTGCTTCTGCGATTATAACAATAAATGAAGCTCGCGCAAATCGCGGGAAATCGCCTGTAGCATGGGGTGATACACCCGTCTCTGTTCTTCCTGGAGGCGTTCAGATCGATCCTGATACAGGTAAAATTACTGGCGGCACTGGTAGCGGTACTGATGATAATTCTGACAGTGAGCCTAAAGACGACGATAAAAGTATTTTGAAAAACTTTTTACAATCATGTAAACTGAAAGCGGTCGCAGTTATATCATATAGCGACGAAGATTTGAGTTCTAAGGTAAAGGACTTTCAAAAAAGATCAAAGAGCAAACAATTGATAGTCAATGGAAAAAATTATTATTATGATGATTTAACATTGCCTATAGAATTAAAAAGAACAATGTTGAATAATTTATTAGACAGGGCTTTTAGCCCTTCTGTATTTTTAAGTAAATCAGATTCTAGGTATATATATTTGGAATCTTTGGGTAATCATATGAAATATATTATATTCGACATATTTTTGAAAGGGATTAAAGAAAAATCAGATGAACAGATAGATAAATTTATCAATGCGACAATAAAATCACAAATTGCAATAGATCTTTTTTAGGATAGCGAATACAATCACATTCAGTGTAAAAAGAGAAGAAAGGGATTAGAAATGGGAAATAAGAAAGAAGATATCCTAAAACAGATTATAAGCACAAAAAAAGAATTTGAGAAGGCTGGGATCAGTGAAAGTTTTGTAGCAGATGTCAGATTTGATGAAAAAAGTTTATCGGAAACTGACGGATATTTATACATAGAAGGATATGCTTGTACAGGAGATAAGGATTGGGTTGACGACATAATTGAAAATGAAGCAATGGCTGGTTCCGCTAAAGATTTGCTTCGCCCCGGTTGTAAAACGGTTTTTTATAATCACGATACTGATCAACCTATTGGTCTCACTGAAGAGTCTTATTTTGATGGTAATGGAATAAAGGTAAAGGTAAAAGTATCAAACGCTAATGATGTTGCTGATATACGTATTAAGCTTAAAGAGGGAGTGCTTAATTCGTTTTCTATAAAAGGTTATTTTAAGCAAATTGAAATTGAAAGAGATAGTGAAGGTGATCCGATAGCTTGGCACATTAAAGAAATGGACTTGATGGAAGTTTCAGTTGTTGGTCTGCCGTGTAATACTATGGCAGCAATTTTGGAAACTATGGAAAAATCCATTAAAAAGAATTTTGGCGGTCTTACAAGGAAAGTTGGTAAAAAGACCAAGAGCTCCAGTAAGACAGAAGGTGTGAAAAAGAAAAGGAGTGGTAAAATGGCTGATAAAGAAACTGTATTAGAAATTCTGAAGGAGCATTCTGGTGCGATTATCGACGATCAGGTCAAAAAGGCCGTAGAAGCGATTGAGCCCAAGCTTGACGAAATGGTCAAGTCGGCTGTAAATCCTTTGACTGAGAAACTCGATGAAATGGGTACTGCTATTAAGACTTTTGTTGAAGGTTATCAGAAGGATGAAGAAAAGAGTAAGAAAGACGAAGAAAAGGGCAAAGAAAAGAGTAAGAAAGGCGAAGAGAAGGAAGAAGACAGTATGTCTGATGCTGTTAAGGGTTTGATGGAAACCATTGGCGCACTTAGCACGACTGTTAAGGAATTGAAAGAAAGCAACAATCAGCGCAAGGGCTTTCAACGTGATGATAAAGAAGACGAAAACGAAGATGTAGTAAAGAAATCGCTTGACAGTGTTGAAAATGAAGACACTGTTAAATATCTGGATTACCTTATGAATGATCCAGAAGGTCACGAAGCGCATAAGAAACTTTCCGAAGTAGATAGAAAGAAAGCCAATGCTATGTATTTTATGGCCATGGCTGAGAATGGCAATGTGAAAAAGTAATTAAGGCTGAAAATTTTGAACGGAAAAGGAGTCAGTTATGAGTAGAAAACTTATTAGTAAGGCACTTGAGGTAATTTCCGGTGGAGCATTAAATGATTGGCTTCCTGCTCCGATCGCTGCGGAAGTGATTCAAGTTGTCCAGGAAATCAATTTGATGCGTGGTTTGGTTCGCAGTTTTACAATGAATAGTCGCACGGTGAAGCGTCCCAAGAAAACCAGTACTCTTGCGGCGTATTACATTCCAGATGGAACAACTGCTACTCCGTCTGAGTTCACTGCTTCTTCGGTGACGTGGGATGCAAAGAAGCTAATGGGATATACGATGCTTGATGAAGAGGCACTTGAGGATCTTGAAACTTTGCCTGATGTTGTTTCTCAAGTTCTTTCTGACTTTGGTATCGCGATTGGCATTGGTGAAGAGCAGGTGATGTTGACTGGCGACACTACCCATTTGGCGACGGCGCAGACTCCTCAAGCTGCTACGACTCTTAACTGGTATGTCCACGACGCTCGCCTGATGTTCACTGGTATTTTTACTGCTGCTGGTGATACTGGCGCTGCAACGAGCGTTGATGCTGGTGGTGGAGCATTTGACCTTGAGTTGATCAATCAGGCCATTTACAATCTTGGTGTGTACGGTAGGATCAAGTCTGATCTGATTTGTCTTGTACCTTCGGAACAGGCGACAAATATTCGTGCAAATAGTGATTTTCACGATGCTTCTGCCGCTGGTATTGCAATGGCTTCGTATTTGACTGGTCTTGGGTCTGCTGGTGAAGGCAGTGGAACGGCTCGCGGTCTAGTAACGCCGATCTACGGTATTCCAGTTTACGAAGCTCCTCGCGCTACTTCTGGTGAAGCTGTTGTCTATTACAAGAGTTCTCCTCTGCTTGGTGACCGTAGGCGTATTAAGTTCAAGAGCGCAGAAGTCATTGAATCTGACCAGCGCAAATATGTTGTTAGTGAACGTATCGCGTTGAATTACGAGTATGATGACGCGCTTTGTTTAATTGATGATTTGTCAACTGATATCGTCAGCTAAACAAAAAGTAAAATAAAAGAGTAAGTCGGGGTAGCTTTTGACAGCTACCCCGACTTATTTTATATGAAGGAATTTTTATTTTTTAGCAGAGGAGATAGTGCAATGAACATAGGCATAATTAGTGAAAATAGAAAAGGATACATAAGTGGGGGAAGATGGTATCCATGGTATATAGGATATGCGTTAGCAAATCATGGTCACAATGTTAAGATGATCACTAATAATCTTCCAATGTTCGACGAAGAATTTAAAGACTTTCCAGGGAAAGACAATGTTACAATAATAGAAGATAGAAACTTTCTGTCTAAAAATTTAAGGGCTGTAAAAGACATAGATGTTTTTATAGGTTCACCTATCGCTGGAGCTGATTATGCTGTTGCTTTTTCGCGAATGTTTAATAGAAAATCTGTTGTGTTGTGTTACGAACCTCATAATTGGATTACTGGAAGTATAAAGAAAAATGTTGAGTCAAACGCTATGTATTGGGAAGATTACATAAAGGTGTCCAAACGATGTGATCTGTTTTTGTGTAATGCGGAATTGCCTTCTAATTTTGCTAAAACTTGGATACCTGAAATTAGTGACAAAGTTGATTATCTTTTTAATGGCATCAATTCTATCGTTGCTGATAAAACAAAATTAGTTCCAGACGATAAAAGGGAGAATGCAGCGGTTTATGTTGGTAGAATAGACGAACATAAACGTATTTATGATATTTTTGAAGTGATGAGTTTAATGAAAGAAAAAATTGAAAAAGTGTATTTTGTGACAGGATACATAGCTGAAGAAGATAATAAAAAGATATTAGAATGGGGAGAAAAATTAAATGTAGAGATTGAATTGAAGAAGTGTTGCTCAACAAATGAAAAATTTGATATTATTGCTAAGTCAAGATTCGTGTGGATACCAACACATTTTGAAGGATTTGGTTTGCCACTTGCTGAAGCAATGTATTTGAAAACTCCTGTTGTGTGTTATCCTCTGGACATATTTAAGGAAGTGTATAAAGAATATCCTAATTATTTAGACATCAGCAATTATAGTGCTTCTGCTAACATATTGGACGAATATCTATCTGATAAAGAGAAATTTTATGAGAATACTAATGACGCCAAAAATCATGTTGCAAGCTTTGCGTCAGTTGATAATTTTGTTAGAAATTTTGAAAGTAAGGTTTTGGAAATTACGGTTAAAAATAAAGATAGCAAACCAGCGATGATTGTAGAAAAAAAGATAGAACCTAGATTTAATTGTAACGCGAGTATATCTTTCGTGGTGCCAATATATAATCATAGTGTAGTATTGATTGATGAATGTATGCAGTCGATTCTAAATCAAAGTTATCAGAATTTCGAGGTTGTAGTAGTCAAGGACGGTATTGGTGAAGAGACTGAGAAGTATCTTGAAAAATTTAAAGACAATGAAAAGTTTGTTTTTGTTAATCACAAAACAAACAAGGGTATTCCTGAATCTCTCACGGATGGTATTAAGAAAGCAAAAAATGATATTATAGCTTTAGTGGACGATGATGATATATTAAATGAACGCGCTGCGGAATATGTAGCTTATGCGTTTGAAACAGAAAAGGCTGACATAGTTTATACTAACGAAACTGGTATAGACAAAAATGGTAAGAAAATTCACGAAGTGAAGAAACCAGATTGGTCTATCGATCTGTTGTTGCAATGTCAATATATAAATCATTTATGTGCTTATAAAAATTCTTTTTTGAAGAGTCTAATGCCATGTAATCAAAAATATGGTGGAAGTTGGGATTATGATTTATTATTGAGGGCGTCAGAGAAAAACCCTAAAGTTTCACATGTCAGCAATAGTTTGTATAAATGGCGACGCCATGATGGGAATGCTGGCAATGATAATGGTGTAGTATTCGCTCATAAAGGCGCTGAACTAGCGATAAGAGACTATCTAAAAAGAAATAAGTTAGAAGAAAAAATTGAAATAGATAGTATCAGTCAAGCGTCATTCGAAGTTAGACATGAAATTACAAGAGAACCAAAAGTTTTATTGATAATCCCATTCGTTGAGATACAGATGTTTGCGAATGCAATGGATTATATAAGAAAGAATACTGTATATGAAAATTACGACATAGCTGCTATTTACCATAGAAAGAATGGGGATTTTGATGATAGGGTTGAAAGTTATGCGAAAGACAAAGTTAAATATTTTTATAAGCGCAGTGACAAATTTAACTTTTCACAATTTAACAATGACGTGTTCGACAGCGTAGGAAAAAAATATAAATACATAGTTTTATTTAACGATGATATACTGGTTAATAAAAGATGGTTGACAGAATTGATAGCGGCATTTAGTCACAGATGGAAAAAGGTTGGGATTGTAGGGGCAAAGTTATTATTGCCTAATCATTGTGATAACAAAATGTATAATTTTCCTGATAACTGGTATTGTGATTCAGCTAAAATTCAACATGCTGGCGTTAGACTATTGAAAGATCACGCAGCTTCACACATGTATAAAAATCGTTTTTCAAATTGGTTAGCAGCGAACTACATTAGACCAATGGAAACTGTAACATTCGGATTGGTTGCAATTGACGCTAAATGTTATGGCGAGATTCGTTTGAATCCTAAATACAGTAGTGATTTAAATGACATGGACTTTTGTATCAGAGCGAGAAAAAAGTCCATG